AAATTATTCCCTTTGCTTTAACCATAGTTACAATTTGCTAAATAGTTAAAGAGGCAGGTATTTCCTGCCTCTTTGTTATTCTGCTCTTGTGCCTCTATAATCTGACCTCGGGTTGATGATGTCATACACATCACATCCAAGAGCTTCTGACAGTCTCAGAACAGTCAACACTGTTGCGTTGTTGATGTCCTTCTGTCCCTGCTCATAATGTTGTATCATGCGGATGCTGACCCCTGCTTTTGCGGCAAGCTCCTTCTGGGTCATGTGCCTGTCCTCTCTCCAAAATTTTAAATTGCTTTTGAACTCCATTTCATGCCTCCTGTGAAACTAATCTGTTAATCTGCTTGATAATTCGCTCGTTTTTAATCTCTTGAGATGTCCCATTATACGCATCGGATGCAATTGGTGACAACTTGCAGTAAACCTTGCCATCAACTTTTAATATCTGGCTCACGTTTTTGCCAAGGCCAAAACCTGCCTCAAAAAATGATGCTTGCTGATGGCTTTCTTTCTCAAGATCACCAAAAGCCTTTTGGGATAAAAATGTTATTTGCATGTAATGTCTCCTTAATCAAACTTACTGCAGTGACTCTCAGTGCAGGTCATTGTCAGAGCCTCGTCTTTGTATCTGTCGATAAATCTTTGCATCCTTCCAATGTCTCTGCGCCATTGCTTGTATAATTCCTCATGATGCTCATACCATGTCTCATGGGCATCCTGATAGATTGTGCTATTTGTGTCGTTGTACATGTCAAGTTGATATTGCACCTCGCTCACTAGGTCTCTCAGATTCCAATTATTTTTAACTTTTGGATTTTCAGTGAAATCTGTGCCTATAGTGAGATATTCAAGGCACAGGTGAAACATGAGTTTGTTATATCTCTTGACTATTGAGTCATCTAATAATTTGCTCATCATCGTCCTCCTCATCATCAATCTGAGCCCATGCGTCCTCGAGCTCTGGGCCGTAATAGTGTAACCATTCAAAATCTTCCATGTTTTCCCTCCGATCTGGGAGGCTTGCGCCTCCCTAAAATTTAATTGTGAAAATTGTAAGCGGCTCTGAATTTAGCCTGTTGTGGTGAGTATGCAAAATAACTGATTGCATCCTGCACCTGTGAATAATTAACGCCATAAGCGGCTTGAATATTGTTGATATTAAAACCGTAAAGCTTGCCGCCCTGTGCGATTATTGTCTGTTTAACTACTTTTCTAAGCTCTGATATTGTCATTTTTCTGACCTCCTTAATTCCATTGCTCGATTAACTGAATGCCGTTGCCTGCTTCAATCTTTTTGATTTTTCCCTCGCAAAAATAAAATGTGTATGTCCAACCGTCGCAAATGTATTCCTCTGTTTTCATGCCTCTGGCAAGTTTCTGCTCTCTTGCGACGATTCCTCTGTCTCTCAGTCCGTTGTATACGATTTCAATATTTGTCATCTGTGTGACCTCCGTTTCATTTGATAATCTTATTATACACTTTTGGGTGTATATGTATATTTGCAAATTATACAATCTTTGCGTATTTTTCTTGATTATTTTGTACACTTTTAGGTGTACTTGTAAAGTATAAAAAAAGAGGCAGATATGCTCTGCCTCAAGGATTTGCCCATGTGACTGTGTGATCACTGTTAAATATCAGCTTTTTGCCGCCCACGATGAGCTCACCGACAATCTCGACACTGTTGTCATTGTCTGGAAAGCATCCAACGCCAACTGATGAGCGCAACTTGTCAAAGAAAACAAGAGGAACTCCCTTGGCAATCTCCGCCGTGTAAGTGGTTGAGCCTCCGAGCAGGTCGGTGAGTGTAATTTCAACCGTCCATGCATATGTGTTGTCAAGACTTGCCACACTGACCACGCCATCTGTGAGAGTGCCTGAGACGCTTGGAGAGCTGTCACCGTCCTTTGTAGCCTCATAGGTAATCGTAACGCTATTATTGCCGTTTATGGGAGCATAGACGGCCTTTGCATAAAGGTTTGTGTCCGTCTCTGTGTTTCCTTGTCTTTTGACAGAGATACTTGCAAGAGGATCAAACCAATCGAGCATAGTAAGCGAAACTATTTTCGTAGATGTCAGGCCTCTTGAGTCCGTAACCGTGAACACTGCCTCAATATTGGTTGCAGAATCGAGAGCCGCCCCTGTTCCTGTTGCCGATGTGCCAGAGATTGAAAGCGGAACATCCGTGCCGTTGACCGAAACGCTTACGCTTTCGATGCTTGCGCCCTTCTTTGACTCAAGGCCTGTCGCAGTGTAGCTCGGTACTGATTTATTTTTGACGAGGTCTTGATTATTGCCTGTGATGGCAATCGTAGCGCTGTTTGTGTCCTGATATGATGCCGCCTCAATGCTTGGAGCGCATACGTTTTGGTTGACCAAATAGTGTCCGCCGCTTTTGACGCTGACATGTGTGCCGTAAGTTACTCGGACGCTATATGAACCACTAGGAGCATCTGGGATTGAGTTATATAAGGCCTCAACAACAGAGTCTCCTGCGTAGCCAGAGATTTGCTGATTGTATGTTGTGTCGGTTGATACAACAGAGCCATCTGCACCGATGAGGTTGATTGTTACCTGCCTAAACATCGGATTATAGAGCTTTATGGTCAGCTTATCGCCAATCGTAAAGTCTGGCATCTCTTTAGCATAGGGCCAAGAGTATGTTGTGACCTCCTCGGCCTCTGATTCCGAGACAAGCCCTGAGTCTTTTGCCCGAACTCTTGTTTTTATTTGGTACGTCGCATTGCTCGATAGGCCTGTTATCTCGTATTGACCTGTATAGTCAGCGGAAATTGACACGCCGTGCCATGACTGACCGTTGTTTGTGGAATACCAAAGAAAATCGCAGATCACATCTGAATTCCACCACATGCTGATGGATTCCTCGGTGACAGAGATGCTCCACTGTTCAACTATTGGGTAATCGCTCATGAGTCACCTCCTGAGAATACAAGGCCGATGCCGCTATTGACCACAGTGTCAGACTGAGTCACCTGCATCGGAATAAACTTAAACATCTCACCGATTTCAAGCTCCTCAGTAATCGAGGTTTTTGAGCTTGTCACCTTGCCGCCGTCAAAGGCCAAAGTTGTGTTGCCGTCTGCATCATAGCTCTTTACTCCATGTGCATGGTCGATGATAAGAGTTGCGCCGTTGTCTGCATACAGGGTCAATCCGTCGCTGTCAATCTTACCGATTAATCTATTGGAATTGTCGAAATATTCCACATTACCCCATAAGTTTGAATGGCCTCCACGTTTAAGCGTGCCGCCCTTGATCATATCAGCTATGAGATTAACAAAATTGACGTTTTCTGCGTTAAAATCGCCGTTTATATTCCAGACCTCGGAAAATGGGCCGTTGATACCGCTCTGGCTAAACTGCACGCCGTTTTGATTCATACGCATGACGTTTGTTGCATCCTCTTTTGGCAGAGAGTCAACAAGCATAACGTCTGAGCCTGTGTTGATGACATAGGAATCGCCAAGGATGCCCATGATTGCGCCTGTTGCCTGTGTGAGCTGTGATTGCAGGCTTGTCGCAACGTTGTTGACTTGGTCGGTCACATTATGATTGACCTCAACAGTGATGTTTTTGATGAGCCCAGAGAGTGACTGAGTAAAATTACCAAACTCGACCTCAGTGTATTTTTTGAATATACAATCATAAGTAAAGCTGATTACCTGAGTCATCAGATGCAGGCCAAGTCTCTCATCAATAACCTCGATCACGTCACCGATGTCGGTCACACGGTCAAGATTAGCTTTGAGCGTATAGTTGACGAGCGGGACGCAATTAGCGGTAAGGTAGTCAAGGCCCTGCATCCTTAAATCTTTGACAAGGGCCTGTTTGTAAGCCTCCTCGCTGTCATAATCCTCCTCGACAATCTCGTCCTGAGAAAACGTGACTGTCTTAGTATACGGCAGATCATACTGTGTGGAGCTTGTCAGATAGATGTCCGCAGTCTCATCGAGAGCATTGAGCAAAAGACCATCCTTGCCAACTGGCAGGAGCTTGGTGACAACATTATCCCAATTGTCCTGACAGGTGATGTCTGACAAATTCTTTTTGTATTGAACGATGATGCCGTTATCGACTCCAATCGCCGACTTGATCGCAATGTCAAAATTATCCCTGACTATGTGACCACCCCAACGCTCCTGCACCTTAATGATTGCATCGTGCAGGGATTCCCTCACACATCTGTATGAGTCAACAACGCCCACATCAGAGTGGACTGTGAACGGACTTGCAGGCTCGGCGGCATCGTTCAAGTGATTGAGTGCGTCGTTGCAATCCATGTCAACGACATAGCTGTCTGCAATCAGGTGATTTTTGGCGCTATACGAGACGTGCCAACACTTTGATACAAGCTTGTTTTTTGATTTTGTCGGGTTATCTATGCGGAACGCTTGTTCGCCTGTCGGAGTGTTTGCAACGACAATATTACCCTCAACGAAATAATCGATATAAGAGAGGTCTGTCTCCAAGTCAAGGTAATAATCACCGTTGTCAGCTTTATGCACTTTTGCCTTTAACGGAGAAACGACACAGTCTCCATTTGACGTGAAAACTGTGTCGGTCTGCCCAAAAATTCTTATCATAGGTTATTCCTTGATGAAAGTCTTGCAGCCGTCAACAACATCGAGATTGTCATCAACCACCTCAACAACAGCTCCAAAAGCTTTATCTGAGTACAGGAGTGAGCACTGATGATGGTAAGCCTGTTTTGCTCCTGCACGGTTATCCTCCCATGATGAAACAAGAGTGAAATCGCCATTATATTTCTGGATTACGTCAAATTTTGCCATGATTTTCTCCTTTATATTATTGATATAGTTATATTTGTTTCGTGTTCCAGAGTATCAAATGATACAATGAGCCTGTCCTCAATTTTTTCAAGGCTATAAATTCCATCGTAATTATCAAAATATACAGATACAATGCCGTTTGGGACGCCATAAAAAGTTTTTTCACTTTCTCCATAATATGCTGTCAAGTTGGCTGTGTATGGAGTCAGCTCTGAGACATTCTGACGGACTCCTACAATGTCGGCGTCCTCATAAAATTTGTCGTTATTTAGTTTTTTTATGAGGCTATTGAAATTTTTTTCAAGAATTTCTACTCTTTTTTCAATGTCCATATTGCCTCCTTTATGCTCTGCCATAGAATTGGAGAGTAGAAAGTGACCAATCTCGATTATCTAAAGCGCTCCAATACAAATGTTTACCCAAATTGTCGAAAATAATATTGTTGTGAGCTGTATTATCTGTCGCTCCAGGAATGCCTGCAGATCCACTCCATGTAGATCCATCATCTGAGTATTGCAAAATCGCATTTGCATCAAAACCTTTATAATTTGTATTAGTTGAATAGTGATATACTTTACGAATATTAACAGGTTCAGTAAATTTATACCCAACAGATTTGTCGGAAACTACATTTGTTACGATTGCCCAAGTTGAATTGTTTCCGTCAAATGCTAACCGTTTGGGATAGTTTGAATTTTGATTGACATAAATAACTTGACCACTTGGAGTAGTGTCACTTGTCATTGTTGGAACTTTGATATTTAATACGCTTTCAAAATATGGGCTGTTACATATTGCATTAAGCCATGTCGAATTTGCGAGGAGCGTGTCCGCACAATTGTCATCAAGTCCGATGAGGCTCATTGCGCTTGAATCTGCACATACATTTGTTGACCATGTTGTTGATCTAACCATGTAATCGACTGCGTTTGAGTTAGCAATCAATGCTGAAAGAGTTGTTGAATCGGCAAGCACCTGCGAAATAGTCGTATAATTCTTATTCCAGATATCGGCGCAGTGTAGCCAGATTTGAATGTCATCTGTCGGGATTACTGTGTCACCCTCTGGCACAAATGTAAGAGTCACTGACTCGCTCTGCCCGTCTGTAGTTATGACAACCGTTGCTGTCTGCGTATGCGTGCCGTCTGTTGCCGTGATTGTATAAGTGTCGGAATTGTGAACAGTGAATGTATATGGAGAGCCTGTTGCTGTGTAGCTTTCCTGTGATCCGACACATGTGCAGGTCGCACCACTCGGATATGTAACAGTGATTGTTGCAATAAAATGCTCAAGATGCACAGTGTAAATTCTTGCCTCGGTGACGTCAACGGTTGTGCTCTGGCTAGATTCGCCATAGACTGATGTGATTGTATGCACTCCATACTCAACAGTCTCAGCCTCCCACTCTGTCGTTGAGCCTGCGACTTGAGTTGCGGTAATTACAGTACCACTTGGAGTTGTGACAGTTACGGTTGAGCCTGCATCTGATGTTATATAAAACATTGTTGACATGCCCCCGTCACGTCCATTTGTGACGGTAAAATTATACGTATAACCGTCATCCATAGTGATTGTATATGTGTCAACGAGCCCCTGCGTGCCTGTTTTTGCAATTGATGCTATGCCGTTGCCGTCCTCTCCGTTTGTGACCTCAAACGTGGTCTTGCGCCCATCGTCAAGGGTGATTGTATATGTGTCAACGAGTCCTGATGTCCCTGTTTTTTCAATTGAGGCAATGCCAGAGCCGTCAACACCTGTCTTGAGCATGATCTTAACTTGTGAGATTTGTCTCGAATCCTGTAAACTCATTTATTTCCTCCTTAAAAACGGCAATCTGCCTCAATTGTGAAAGTGCCCTTCATGATGGTGTAATGATCGCCACCCACACCAATGCCGAAGTCATAAAAATAAAGTCCTGCATCAACCTCGGCAGTATCTTCTGGAGCAATGCGGACTGTCAAGAGTCCATCTGCCTGCTTAATTCCAGAATTTATTGACTTATGAAAAATCGTGTCACCATCGAGGCGCTTTTTGACGATAAAATCCGCAGAATCGACCAAGATGACCTGCTCGTTTTCGTCAAGAACTTCTGCATTGAAAGCAAGCGTGTCACCTCTTGTCATAGTGATCTGTTGATATTGCATTTGAAAATTAGTTCTTGTCATCTCCATATCATATCCACCTCGAAACGCTTGCAATCTCAAGCTTTGTCACATCACCGTCCCACGAAATCGTGTTTCGACCGACTTTAAGCTTTAAATTTTCATAATCGCCTGCAACAGACCTGTTCATAAGGTCATTACCCTTGTATGCGTCCATTTTGATGCCATCCAAAGTGATATAACCTGCATCACCCAGAGCTATCTCGTAAAGGAGCACGCCGTTGATTGACAGGTTGATCTGTCCAGAGCCGTACAAAGTGATGACAGGCCTTGAGTATATATTGCCTCTGTTGATAACATCACAAGAGCTCAAATCCTCGTTTAACATCTGGAGGTCAAGCGTAAAATCAAGCGCTGTGCCTGCCGTTACCGAGAACCAAGCATAATTAAATGTTTTAGCCTCCGAGAGAGTTGCTGACAGGTTAGCCTCGCCGCCCTCGGCAAGTGTCAGGTATGTGCCGCCAAATGAATCTGAGTCTGTTGGCACGTCTCCGATCACTCGGAGCTGACAAGCGCTTTCGCCTGTTCCTGTTGTGACGGCCCTCAAGGTGTAGTCACCTGCGGACAATGCCATCTCATCAATCGGGATGTAAACTTCTGTAGCTCTTGTTGCCTGTCCTGCGAACGTGAACACTCCGCCCTGCACCGAGATATGAACGCCGTTGCGTGATACAGTGTAAGGCTTGACGCTCATTTCGTTTATGGAAAAAGAAAAATCGTTATCAACCGCAGAATATTTGAACGGTTGACAGTGAAATTTGACCGTTGCCGTTCTAAATCTCACAAGCCTCTCAAAATCAATCTGCCCAATGATCTGATATTTATAATATTTATCAGGCTCGTTGGAAAAAATGACCGTGCCCTCAGAGTCGAAATATTGGATCACCTCGTCAATATCAAAATCACCGAAAAGGCCGATTGTCATCGACTTGTCGTAGGCTGAGTAACCGAGATTTGTGACAATGTCACCGTCTCGTCCGTCAATCTCCTCGACGCTCGTGCGCATCATGGGCTTTGTGATCGGAGGCAAGGACGATATGAGCAGTCCTTTGATGGTCGTGCTTTTTACATCGTTCAAAATAACATAACTCATGTTTCTCTCCGTGATATAAATATTTTTCAAGCTTTAAAACACTTTGGTGCTGACCAACATGCAGTATTGGTCATTTTTTTCAGTATTTTGAGCTTTAAAACGCCACATTTTCTGCTCTTTCGGAAATTGTGGACGCATAGGAGCTGACCCATGCGCCCACGGAACGGAGGTAAATAAAAGTAGCAGAAACCTGAGCGATGTAGCTATTATGAATAGACAAGTTTTGTGACAACCTTGTCAACGAATCTGCCCATCTCCTCGTCATCCATCTCAACCTTGACCTGATTGAGTGCAACCTTGAACGCATCGACCATATCGTCAAAGGTGTTCGCCTCAGTCTGGGCGGATAAGCCCTGACCGCTTGGGAGTGAGCTGTTGATTGTTGATGTAACGCTTTTCATTT